TCATTCTTGCGATTTGTGGATTTTCATAAGTTTTAGTCTCAATTAAATTAATTGATGACCCCCCTGATGGAGTTTTAGTAATGGTTTTTTGAACCGACTCATTCAACTTATTAACTTTAGAACCAAGTTCTCCATTAATACTGTTGAATAAATTTTTACTTTCATTGAGAGTTTTTACGTTATCAAAACGTCTAAGAATATTGATTTTCTCTTTTTTAGTTGTTGTGTTTTCAGTAAATAACTTAGTTGAATAAGCTAAATTTGCGTTAAACACAGCAACCTCATTGAGTTTTTCTCTAAACAACTTAAGCGCTTGTCTATATTCTTTATTTTTCTCTCTGTAAGCCTGATTTTCTTCTTGTAACTGTTTTGCAGTTCTTATGATGTTATTGATGTGTTTCTTAGTTGATTCATTCATCGGGTACTCATAGTTCCTGTTTGGAGTAATGGCTTTTCTCAAACCTCTTCCAGACTTAGAACCAAAACCATACGTTCTTGAAGCTTCTTCCATATCACCTTGTTTTCCATAATGACCTTCATTAGCTTCTTTATCTAAACCGTATGCTTCATGATGTTCTTTTCCATAGTGACCTTCATGATGTTCTTCATCGTGACCTTCGTGTCTTGCACCTCTAGCCATTCTACCTCGAGTTTTTAAAGACATTTCACCCTTACCTGGATGTTTACCATGTAACATGGCCTCCATTTCGTCTTCTCTATCCAAGTATCCTTGGTCAGAGTGACCTAAATGGTCAGTAAATCCGTAAGAGCCTTCTGCCATGTCTTGTTCACTATGTTTGTTACTTGAAAATTTTGGTCTGTGGAAGTGTTTTTCCATACCTTCACTTTCTCGTCTTCTACTAGCGTAACTCTGTTTCATGCCAGATTCTGGGCCGTTACTCGCACCAAGACTAGAGTCTAAACGAGCGTTGTAACCTTCATCATATTCATCGAGTTCTTCCACTGTAGCGTCATCTTCTATTGTGATTTCGTACATTGGTTCGTCATCCATTTTAAGTTCATACATGTCTTTTTTCATACCTTCTAACATTTCATCTGATTCATCATCAATAACTGATTCGTGTTTATCAGACTTATAGTTCCCTTCGTTTATTAAACCTCGGAAACTGTTAAGTTTATTCTCGGCTAACTCAATTTTATATTCAGTACCAGCTTCCTGGTCTTCAATATCAATTGTGTCCCCATCTTGCGTTACAACGATTCCGTCTTCACTTCCCATTGCTTTGAAAACTTTCAATACTTCCTCATCGGACGCTAAGGTTAAGTCGAGTGGTTCATCCGCATCCATATCTATGGATACCATTGCTTCTTCTTCGTCAGGTAATTCATCGCTTACCTCATCTTCTAGGTTTTCATATTCTTCGTCATCAAAATCCTCATCATCAAAACCGAAACTTTCTTCTTCTGTATCTTCTACATCTACGAAGTCGTCTTCTTCTTGTTCAGTGAGAGATTCCTTAACTAATTCTTCGATTTCTTGCTTCATAGTAGCAGCAAGTATTCCTTTTGCATTAGATTTAACAGCTTCTTCTAACTGTTGTGCTTCTAACAAAGCTTGTTCTAGGACTGATTTATTATCTGCCATTTTAATTTTTTTATTAGCGCTTATTATGTTTATCTTTGTTAATAAATATGATGAATATGGGAAAAATTCCCATTACCCATGAAATATAAAAGAAAAAGTAAATTTAATAACCAGATAAAAAATTATCTAATTTATTCATTAAATTTAGTGAACCACTCAAAGCGTTACTTGTTAGCTCTCCTTTATCTTTTTTATGATTTAAAGATTCATCATAAAGTTCTTTATCTTCTAAGTTTTTAAATAGGTATGCTCCTGGTGTTGATGGGGATGAAACCAAGTCAAAACATATCAATTCAAAATCGTCCTGTACCATATTTTGTCCATTCTCTCTTTCTAATGAACCTACACCTCTTGAGGAGATACCTAAAGTCACACCGTGTCTTAATAAATTAGCTGCTATATCACCAACACAAGATAAGACTCCAGTATCGTGATAAGCTGGAGAAGTCAATATCTCTAGTTTACCCATAAGGATATTACCGTCCCAAAAAGTTTCTATTACTCTATGAGAACTTCTTTCTAAATCTACTAAAGATGATTCTGGGTGATTTAATTCTGATAAGGCACTTCCCTTATCGATAAGTGACTGGTATCTATCTACTTCTCTTTTTAATATTTTGTCTGGGTATACCCTTCCATTTCTATTTTCTACACCACTTTTTTGTAGAATAGCATGGAAAATGATAGGTCCTTGTTGGATTGACCTATCTTCCATTTCTTTAATTATTTTTTTATTAAAGGTATTTTTTGGTGAAATGTGGCCTGCATCGTATTCTATAAGAATTCCTGTGCCTATTTTTCCAGGTTTAATTATTTCCATTTTCCTCTTTACCAATAAATAGTAAAGTGTTAATAAAACTTCTCTTATTATTTTTTGGTTAAATAGAAATTAAATTTTCTGGATGGTGTAAATGTTTTATTTATAATGTCCCCCAATAAGTTTTTAACTAAACTTCTAATCCCATTGGATTTTATATCTTCTTCTTTTTTGAGGAATAGGGTTATTTCACAATTCATATAACTTCGTTTATTTTTTCTAATCCCACTCGTTCTTATATCTAAATCGACAATTTGTTTATTAGATAAAAAATATTCAGTGACTGGAACTTCGGCAATAGCGTACTTTATTTCTCGTTTAAGTTTTCCCACTACCCGTTCCCAGTTCTCCTCCTCTTCCAAAGGGGTGAACCACGATGATATATTTACGTATATTGATTTGGGTTTTTTGTAATCCACACACCCATAGTATGTCCTAAAATTAGGATTAAGATTAAGTTTAAATTGTTTTCCTGTTTTCATAAAAAATGTTGTTATGTATAATTATAACAGCATTTAATATTTTTGTCAAAATTAACTTTACGCTTAATCATCCTCATCACCATACTCATATTCATGGGTGATTGTAGTATTAGAATGATGGTCCCCTTGTTTTTTAGTAGCAAAGTTTTCCGAAGCGGTAAAACCTAAACCAACCATAACAATCCATTGTAAGGCTTCAAATAATGAATCTTTAACATCGTAATCCCAAAATAAGTTAGCTGTGTACCCGATGAGCATAAATAATAAACAAATGAAAGTGACAAATCTTTTACTAGATACTTTGCCATCACTGCTTAACATATTTTTCATAAATTTCATATTACAGTGTTTTGTTTAATTCTTTTATTTTATAAAAAGAAACCTTATTAGTTTTACTCTCACTAATTTTTTTTCTTGTTTCTTCTAATTTACTAAGTAGATTTTTATCTTCAGTTTCACTAATTAAATTATCCAATTTCCCAGTTACCTCTTCAACTAATGAATTCATTTCGTTTTCTAATTTATTAATGTCTTTATTAAATAAATTTTTAAATTTTTTCTTATCACTTTCTGTTAAATTAGAAAATTTTTCATTAAACTTTTTAGTTGACAAATTTATTAGTAAGGAATTAGGTATCTTAGATTCAGTTACAAATTCTTTTTTAGTTTCAGTTAAACACTTTAATACGTTTTTCTTTGCTTCTATCCTTTTTTCAATGTCTAAAGCATTATTTTCAAATATTAGAATATCTAAATTTTCATATAATGTGTTCCTACTTTTTTTATGAAATTCGTTAAATTTACTTAGAGTTTTTTCTAATTTTGTTAATCTGAGATGTCTTTTTTTTCTTTTTAAGAAATCTAAAGTTTCGTTAAGATATTCTTCAGCTTTAATTGGGTCACTAATTTTTTTATTCTCTAGTTGAGAATAGATTACAAAAAATTCTCTACTAGTTTTATTAGTTTTTAAAGCCGACATAGACTCGTGAAAAATTTTCTTAAATTCGTCTTTGTCTTGAAAAGACTCTACTAAAATATTATCTAACTTGTTTTTAACTATACCGAACATATTCATTTATTTTGGCAATAAATATCTATTCACCTAATAAACTTTCTATTTTATCGGCTACTTCAGTTAAATTGTCTTTTCCTTTATCTACATTAAAATTGTTATTATCTAATCTTTCTAAAATTAAGGGTAATTCTTTTTTCTTTTTTTCCGCTAAAGTGTCACCACTTTCTGTATCTGTACCACCTAAATCTATTGGTGGTGTTTCATCCATTCCACCTTCTAGTCCAGTATCTGCTGGAGATTCTTCTTCACCTCCCGCAGCAGCTTCTTCAGCTCCTCCATCATCAGGTTTCATTTCACCATATAATTTATCTATGTTAGAAAATATACCAGTGTTTTTAATTATAGTGGCTGTTTGATTTAATTCCTCACCTACCGCTTTTTCTATACGTTGTTGTTGTAAATCTAGTTTAATTTCTTCATCAGAGAAACCAAGAATATGTTTTTTACCCCATGTAGCAGATACTGCTTGAATCCCAGAACCTGGGTCGGTTACAGCATCTTTATATAACGTAATTTTTTCTTTCCACTGTTCTATCTTTAATAATTCAGATTGAGTAGATGGATTGGTTAACCCTAAAGTAAAATTACCCAATTCCTCTTCAAACCCTAACATATACAAATGTATTATTGCGATTTTGTTAAGTTCTTGGATTATAGATTTTTGAATTCTATTAATACTTCTGGCAAATCTAATATCTTGAATAGCTAAATTTTTACCTTCACCTACTACGTCTTCAAAACCTAAAAAGGCTTTTGGTATTCTAAGTGCAGCTAATAATTTTTTCTGAATATACTCAATATCCGCAATTTCCGCTAAGTTTTGAGCTCCAGGTAAGGTTTCTATGGGGTTTGGTGCTGATAAATCCCTAACTGGAATAAAGAAGTCTTGGTCAACAGCCATCTGGTTATAACGTAAATCTACATTTCCAGTATCTTTATCTACGATTGGGTCACGTTTAAATTTATTAGCTACTCTTTGAACATAAGCTTCGACATCCTGGTCTTCCATATTACCAACATATACTTTAAATACCCTACGTTCAGGTGCTCTAGAAGTTCTATATATTAACATGGCGTCTTCCGCAAGTAATAATTGTTTCCATATACGTCTAGATTTCTCTAACATAGATGTCCCATAAGGTAGTCTCCTATCGTCAGCTAACAATCTAAAATGGGCTACTTCCCAAGTATTGAACTCCATATTTTTATTTTTCCAAATAAACTTAACTTCTCTCTCTTCTTTTTCAGTGTGGTTTGTTTGGTAGGTATTCATACCCTTTTCAATCCGTTCTATTTCTATATTAGGTAATTGACTAGCTCCGACAATACCTTTTTCTGGGTCTATTTTTAAATAGACAAAATTATCACCATATTTACACGTATTTCTCACCCACATAGGTAAATTAGATTCTATATCCAATATGTTATTAAATAAATCTCCTAGTATTGCTTTTATTCTTTTAGACTCCGAATAAATGTTTAACATATATCCTCTTTCAGATATAGTACAAGCTTCTTCAGATACTATGTCTAATGCTGCAGATATTTCTGGTGTGAATTCCATTGACTCATAATCATAATAAGAAGCTAGTCTAGTCGGTTCATAATAAACAGCCTGAGAATATAATTGTGATTCTATTTTTTGCCATTGATTAGCTAGATATTGTCCTTGTTGTAACTCTAATTTAGTACGGTCATAATCAGCTTTCGACGTGGTTTTTAAAATATCTTTTTTATCAAAACTGTAACTGCGTTTAGGTGACTGAGGACCCTCAGCACCAAAAAGGTTTGTTAACCTTTGGAATATTGTCATATTGTTTTCTGCCATAACTTCTTAAACTTAATCAAATATTATTTCATGTAAATAATTAAACCACATAATCACAATCAACATAAGCGGCTAATCCACTGGAAGTCCCTTCTTTACATTGACCCCCATTAACATATGTTACACAATTATCTACTATTTGGCCAGAACAAGTCTCACAACAAACGACACTTTTTTTTTGTTTATCTAAAACATTATTCTTAACAAAATAATCCGGAGGTGTAGGTTGCCACGAATAAACTGTCGTACCTAACACTTGTCTAAGTTTTTTACCACTTTTAAATCTTCCGCCTGACCCAAAACCAGGATTTTTTATTTTAGCCATTTTAATTTATTTTAATCCAGTATATAACCATAAATAGTCTTTTGGGTCATTAGAGGAAGGTGGTAATGGATTACTTGTTGCTCTACTTGGATTAAAAACTGGTTTTCCTTGTGGTGCATTAAATTTTCTTTCATCACTTACCCATGCATCCAACATAGCTTTAGCTTGTGCCACATTCTTTTTTAGTTGTGTAAATGATGTTTGTGCTACGTAAAGTGCCATACCCAAAGACATTATCAAATCATCATGATGTCCTTTCATGTGGTCTGGTCTTCCGTTAATATAAACGAAAGTTTTAAGTTCGTTAATAAGTCTTTGTGACCTAATCTTAAATCCTGTTCTAAGTTGTTCTTCTAAAGCTTGTACTATTTGTGCTCTTTTACTATTGAAGTTTATTCCTGGAGTTTTAGTGTCTGGGTTAAATTTCCACATTTCATCTGGTTTTACCCCATCATAGTAAAAATCTTTATACCCTAATTCTAACATTTTTCTAGATGTAGCTACACCCATACCCCCAGTAATGTCTATAACAACAAAACAATTATATTTATTAGCCCATTTATTAGCTAAATCTGCTACAATGTCTGGTGGAATCTTACCTAAGTATTCCACTACCTGTTCTCTTTCATCAAAATCAATAATTACAAACCCACTAGAATCTTCACTGTCTCCCCTTGATACATCAATTCCCATAATATATTTGTGGCCTGGGATGGATTCTTTCCATACCCATAACCCATTACCGACCCATTTATCTATAGGTTCACATATGTTTTCTTGTAGTTGCTCCATAGTACTACTGTTAATGACATTATCACCAGAACCTAGGAACGCACATTCCAACTCCTGTGAAATTTTTCGTCTATCGAATTTTAACTTTTTACACATTGATTCAAACCAACTCGAAAATGGTTTATATCCCTTATCTAAGTAGGTTTGGTAGTCTTCTTTTTTGAGTCCGTGTAATATATCTTCTTTTTTATACTCATCCCTATTTAGAAGAAAATGTACAATATCCTTAGTTTTAACCCAACCCAGGTCTTTGGTAAACCTAGGGT